TGAGAAGTTACAACTCAATCAAGCCAGATCCTACGTTTCGACCGAATTAGCCAGAGTCACAGGAATTCCCGCTTATTACGTTGACGCTGAGTCAGGATCGAGCATGACATACAGCAACGCAACTTTGGCGCGTCAATCGCTCCTGGACTTTTCACTTCGCCCAATCATGACGGCGATCGAGGAACGCTTGTCAATGACAGGCATGCCAAATGACTTTGTACCGGCAAGCCAAGAAGTTAAATTTGATTTGGACGACTACTTACGCGGATCTGCAAAAGAACGTGCAGAAGTGTACAAAATTCTTTACGACATTGGCGCTTTAACTTCAGATGAAATCCGACTAGAGGAAGAAATGATCAGATGACCTATAGCATACAAAAACCAATCAAAATGGACTTTTCAATCAAAGTCGAAGCTGCGGATTTTCCAAAGCGTGAATTGTCTGGTCGCATTGTGACGTGGAATGAGGAAGGCGTCACCAGCTCTGGATCAACCATGTTTCAAAAAGGCTCGATTACTTTGGGCAAGACAACCAAGCTTTTGCTTGAACACCGCCGCGAGTCGCCAATCGGTTTTCTTAAAGACTATACCGAGGACGACGAAGGAATTTATGCAACCTTTTCTATCGGCAACACCACCGCCGGATCTGACGCGCTAGTCGAAGCGTCAACTGGTCTGCGTGACGGTTTTAGCGTCGGAGTTATTGCTCAAAAATACAAAAACGTTGACGGCGTTTTAGTAGTTAGCGCAAGTGCGCTCAAAGAGGTTTCATTAGTCACAGATCCAGCCATAGCTTCGGCGAAGGTTGAAATTGCAGCTAGTGAGAACAACAATTCTGAGTCCGAAGTGGAAGCAGATGAACAACCTACAGAAGGAGACAAGCAAGTGGAAACACCTACAACCGTTCCAGAAGTGTCAACCGAAACGGTTGAGGCTTCCAAGGTAGAAAAGGTCGAGGCTTCTCGTCCGCTCTACTTCTCATCACCACGTTCACCAATCACAACTGGTGGCGCATATCTTGAACACACAATCAAAGCTGGACTTGGCAACGAGGACTCTCGCCAGTACATCAAGGCAGCAGACGACAGCTTCACAACAAATCCAGCGTTCTCGCCGGTATCTTACGTTCGCGACGTAGCAACAAACACAAATGCTGACCGTCCAGTAATTGAAGCTTGCGGCGGTACACGTCCGCTTAATAGTTACGGAATGACAGTTTCAATTCCAAAAATCACTGCTAACTCAACAGCTGCGACAGTTGCTGAAGGTGGAGATCCAACAGGCACAACAGCGATCACTTCTGCATACGTAAATGCAACAGTAATCAAAAAGGCTGGTTTCCAGCGTTACAGCGTTGAACTTCTTGACCGTTCAGATCCAAGCTTCTACGAAATCATGCTTCAAAATCTGCGCGACGCTTATGCTCAAGCAACTGACCAATATGTAATTGCACAAATTACAGCTGGCGGCACACAGGCAACAGCAACAGCAGCAGACTCAGCTGGCTTGATCTCATTCGTATCAACAGAAGCACCAGCTGCATACACAGCGACAAAGCGCACAGCTAAGTCATTTGTTTCAGGTACTTCAATTTGGACTACGCTTCTTGGCGCAACCGATACAACAGGCCGTCCAATTTACAACGCTGGCAATCCTATGAACAACGCAGGATCAGCAATTCCTACAAGTATCCGCGGCAACGTTCTTGGACTTGACTATTACGTTGATCCAAACATGGTCTCAACTTCAATCGACGAATCAGCGTTCATTATCGAACCACGCTCAATCGAAATTTTTGAGTCACCTGCACTTACATTGGCAACAAACGTGCCAACAACAGGCGAAATTGAAATCATGCTCTACGGCTACATTGCAGCGCAAGCTACATTTGCCGGTGGACTACGCCGTTTCAATCTAACCTAATCCACTTAATCATGGCCTAGGTGCGCTCCCGTATCTAGGCCAGCAGTTCACGAAAGGACAGAGATGCCTAGCATTATTACAGCCTCACAGCTTCGCACAGTGTTAGGCGTCTCTGTTTCTTTATATTCTGACGCGTATCTTGACTCAATTATAAATTCGGCTGAGCAGGTAATTTTGCCGTTGCTCACTGCAAATCAAAACGCTATTGCTGCGGTTTATCTGCAAAACAACGTTGCTTATTACATAACACAAAAGCCAAATACATTCGTCGCTGATCAAAGTGTAGTAATTAGCGGTTGCGTTCCAAATACTTTTAACGGCACAAAAACCGTCACCTCAAATTATTACGATCCTTTTCCTTATTTGCCTTTTGCTTATCCTGCGCCTTATTTCTACTTTACTTGCGCGGTTACAAATGCAGACATAACTTTTCGCCCTGTAATTCCTGCGGGCGTGGCCTACCTATCCGGGGCAAACGCGGCCACACTTTACGCCAACACTGACGCGGTTGAACAAGCGGTCACGATCGTCAGCGTTGAAATTTTCCAAAGTGTGGTCGCTCCCGGCGGACAAATCGAAGGCGTGGATTTTACGCCGTCACCGTTTAGAATGGGTCGCAGCTTACAAAATCGCGTAATTGGCCTTTTAGGAAATTACATTGACGTTTCAACAATGGCTATGTAAATGCCTACGCCAACAACTATTGCCACCAACGTTCGTGGCACACTAGCAACAGCTCTGGCTGGCGTAGCAGCTTCTGTTTATAGCTCACCGCCTGAGGCCGTCATTCCACCAGCTTGCGTAATCGTTCCAGACGCGCCGTATCTCGAAACGACGACTATTGGCAAAAGCACTGTTCGGGTCAAAATCAACTTTGTTGTAACTGCCGCTGTTGCCTACAACAACACTGCGGGCGCGCTCGATAACCTTGAGCAACTTATTATTGCGATAATGGGCGCAATGCCTACTGGCTACACAGTTGGAGATGTACAGCGTCCGACAGTGCAATCAGTAGGCGCTTCAAACCTATTAGTGGCGGATCTCGCGGTCAGCACTTACTACACACAGGAAACAATCTAAGGAGACAAGAAATGCCAACAACAATCGTCACTGGTCGCGACATAACCTTCACACTTGCGACCGTTAACTATGACGCACAGACCACGTCAGTAACTTTGGTCAATGCGCCTGTTATTACTACATATCAAACACTAGACGGCAAGGCTTACAAGCACATTGACGATCAGTGGACTCTTAACATGGAATTGCTCGCAGATTGGGGCGCAACTTCATCATTGTTCGAAGCAATGTGGACAGCCTTTACATCAGCGCCAAATACAGCCCTAGCCTTTACGCTAGTCACTGCAACAGGTGCAAGCTTTGCCGGCACAGTGTTCCCAGTAGCGCCTACAGCAGGCGGCACTGCACCAGACGCACAGACCGACTCATGGGCAATGCTTTGTGCCTCAACGCCAGTTCTAACAATCAGCTAATCAAAAGAGAAACGGGAGCAAATAACAATGAAACTGCCAATAACGATCGAGTACACATCAGGCGAGTTCGGTACATATACCGCGCAACCGCCAGAGTGGGCGAAGTGGGAAAACAAGACAGGTCAGACAATCTCACAAGCACAAGACAAGATTGGCATTGCCGATCTGCTATTTCTTGCGTGGCATGCAATGAAGCGCGAAGCTGGTGGCAAGCCAATAAAGGGCTTTGAGATTTGGTGCGAAACAGTTGCCGACGTGACGGTCGGTGAGGTTCTCCCAAAAGCTACGCCGCCGGAAGCGTAAATCGCATACTGGTTGATCTGGCCTTGGCAACTGGAATTCCAATGAGCGAATGGCAGACGGCGGAGCAGATATACACAGCTCTTGAGATATTGGAGAAGCAACAAAATGAGCGACAGCGTTGAGATTGCTTACGACAAGGCGGATCTGCGTCGCGTTTTAGGCGCTTTCAAAGCAATGGACGCTGAGGCCACAGTTCAAGCCAAAGCCGCCTCTGGAGCGTTGGCAGAATTTGCTCAAGACAAAATTATCGGCACGTCAACTGGTCGAGGCCGCGCAGCAGAAAAGATTGCTCGCGGATCGAGAGTTTCCAAGTCGTCAAAGATCGGTGAGCTGTCTTTTGGCTTTGCTGGTCAAAAGTTCTCTGGCGGCGGTACAACTCAGCAGCTCTGGGGCGGCAATGAATTTGGATCTAACAAATACAAGCAATTCCCAATCTGGTCAGGTTTTGGCCCGAAAGGCCGAGGATCTAACGGTTGGTTTATTTATCCAACATTGCGCGCCATTCAGCCCGAAATCATTGCTAAGTGGGAAAATGCTTTTGACAAGATTCTCAAGGAGTTTTAATGGTTGCGCAAAGTAGAACGCTCAAGCTGTCGATACTTGCTGACGTTGATCAGCTTAAAAAGTCCTTAAACAGTGCAAATGCTGACGTAGAAGGATCGAGCAACAAGCTTGGCGAATTTAGCAAGAAGGCTGGCGTTGCTTTTGCGGCCGCTGCCGCTGCTGCTGGTGCGTACGCAGTAAAGCTTGCAGTTGACGGCGTAAAGGCTGCGATCGAGGACGAAGCTGCGCAGATTAGACTTGCCACGTCTTTAAAAAATGCCACAGGTGCGACAAATGACATGATCGCTTCTGTCGAAAAGCAGATCCTTAAAACCTCACTAGCTACTGGCGTGACAGATGACAAACTGCGACCAGCGTTGTCTCGACTTGCTCTGTCAACTGGTGACGTTACAAAGGCACAGGATCTTTTAAGTCTTGCGCTAGATATAAGCCAAGCAACAGGCAAAGGCCTTGACTCAGTAGCCAACAGCTTAGGCAAAGCCTACGACGGCAACACAGCAGCTCTTGGCAAGCTAGGCATTGGCCTATCAGCAGCCGAATTGAAAGCAATGTCATTTACAGAAGTCCAGGGCAAGTTGTCAGATTTATTTGGCGGCGCGGCAGCTGCTAACTCAAAGACATTTGCCGGGCGACTTGAGATCCTCAAAGTTACATTCGACGAAGCAAAAGAGTCGATCGGCGCTCGATTGCTGCCAATTATTCAAAGCCTAGTTGAGTTTATTGTCAATAAAGTCGTACCAGCTCTGGGGCGCTTTGCAGATTTCTTTAAACCAATTACAGACGCAATTAAAGACAACAAAGCCGAATTCACAACATTTATTGACTTTATTCAAAAATACGTAGTTCCAATATTAGTCAACGTATTAGGCACAGCGTTTAAGGTTGTCGGTCAAATTGCTGGCGGCGTAATTAACGTGATCGGTGCAGTAATTGGCGGCCTTAATAATTTAATCGCTGGCGCTGTCTCAGGAATTAACGCGCTAATCCGCCTTTACAACTCAGTGCCATTCCTGCCTAATGTTTCTCAAATTTCAGCGCCAACTATAAACATTCCAACGGTTTCAGTGCCAAGCGTGTCAGCAACTAGCAGCGTGCCAACAATTAGTGTTCCAACCGTATCGGGCGGATCTGGTTCAACATCAACTGGTGGCGGCGGAGTAAGTGCGGCCGCAGCTGGCGCAGCTATGGCAGCGACACCTTTCAGCACAGCTTTGACGCCAGC